GAGCGATGGCGGCTCCAAGAAAATGGCGGCCATAGCTTGCTAACGCTGCTAGAAGTTTCTCCTGCATTGTTACCTTTCCATCATTATTAAAGTCTTCTTTCATAAAGACCTCCTATTTCTGAGCACCCTGCCCAGGAATTTTGGGAGTTACCCCAATATCTATTATATACCTATTATGCGGAAATGTCTACAATCTCGCAATTGCCATCTGAAGTACAGGCAAGAGTCTGTGTTCCGCTTGTTCCGTCTTCTGTTTCGTAGAAAGATAAATCTTCCCAACGAATAGAAGAAGGCATTTTAGCAAGAAGCTCTAGGTATTCTGTTTCTGTTACTTCTTGATATGGGGCTTGCTTATATGAATGATCTGAATGTGGAAGGAATGAAATCCCTGATACCTCATCAAAATGTTCATATACCCATGCACCTACTGCCATCCACTCATCTTCTTTTACAGATACAGTAATTGATGGCTTATGCTCACACCATGAGCGCTGATATACAAGCCACGTATTCAAATGATCAATGGCTGTTAGATGATCTCTAGTAATTGCACCTTCTGGTGCTTTTACTGGAAATGAAAATACATATGTATCATTTGGCTTCATGAAATCATCTTCTACTGGAATTCCGACTTCCTTCAAAAATGTAGATAGAGGATCTTTTTTATCTCCACGTACTGTGCGAATATAATAATCAGAATGCCATGCATGCATTCCTGAAGACACTCCTACTAATTGAGAAACTGTACCTGAAGGCTTAACGCATGTAATTGCAGCAGATTCTTGAATTCCAATCTTGCCTGCCTCTTCTTTATTAGTTTCTCTAGCATGATCACGAAGTCCTTCTAGGGCTTCTTCAAGCTTCTTTAAATTTTCTTTACCAGAGAAGAACTTGTTGCCAAATTGTCCAGTTAGAGAAACTCCAAGTAGACGTTCTTCCTCTGTGTTGTCCTTCCAGATCTTACGTAGATATTTAAAGTCTGTAAGAGTAGATTGCCATGTTCCAAGAATGGTTGCTAAGCGTACTTTTTCTGCCACCGTTTTTGTAGTATCATTTTCACGAATTACCACTTCAGATAGGTTACAGAATTGATAAGGACGGAGAATAATTTCTGAGCAGGGGTTGGTTCCATAATGTATTTCAGGGTCTCGCCTTCCCCATCTTGCTGCTTGTTTTTGAGCAGCAGCCACATTGTATATACCTCGTTCTCCTGATTTAGAATCATATAGGTTTTTCCATTCCGCAATAAACTGTTCCATTTCTGGCTTACGAGAATATGCTACTGAATTATTAGATAATGCACGTTGAGAGTTTGCTTCCCACCAGTTTCCTGATTTAGCAGCCGCCATTTCAATGTCATTAATATTTGAAAGAGAAATCATTGCAGAACGACGAACTCCACCAACTACAACAATTTCACCAATCTTACACATTATATCGTGAGCCTCAATAGGCTTCAACTGACGACCTGCTGCTGATTTAAATTTTGCAATTGTAAAATCAAAAAGATTTACTAAAGGTTGTGGTCCTGATGAACGACCACCCATTGTCTTAAGACGAGCACCTGCTGGACGAAGCTTTGATACATCAATTGCTGGAATCTGTCCCGCCCAAAGCATTGCAAGAAGTTCACGGTACGCCTTTGCCCATCCAGTCTTTGAATCTTCAACAACAATAACAGTAGTAGACTTTTCAAATGATTCTGGGACGGCAGGAAGTTTATTAACATACTTATATTCAACTGAGAATCCAACACCTGTTCCACACATTAGAATATACATTGTTTCATCAAATGATCTAGGTGAATCTACTGGAACAAATGAGCAGTTATATCCTGCAACATGGTCTCTATCAAGAGCAGCACCTGCAGTCATTACTGATCGCATTGATGGCATAACGTTTCTGTCGTATACGGCCTGCTTTAATTCTTCTACCAGTTTACTATCTGGCTCATATGAATGATTCTGAAAAAGATGGTCAAGCATAAACGCAAAATATCTGTCTACTGTTTCACCCCATGTTTCACGACGATTTTCTTCAGGGATCCACCTTGCATATCGTGACAATGCAATAAAGTTTTCATAGGGGTTTTCAATAGTTCTTGACATTTTTAAATAAAGCTCCTTCTCCGCCTTGCGGTTAATAAATTTTTAGTGAGATACCAATTCTACCAAACTTTAATTAGCGTGGGAAGGGGTTATGAAAACTTTTTAAAAATATGATCAAAGGAATTATTGGTCAACTTAATCCAATTATATTCTTCATGTATTTTAGTTGACTGAGCATAGTAATAACCAGAATATGCTTTAAAATTAAATGAGATGTCTCTCATAAGTTCAAGTAGATGTTGATAGTTTGGTTCAAATACTTTTCCAGGGTGGGCATGAGTCCATGTGGAATCAACTAATTCAGATTTGAGTTTTAAGGGTCCAAGATACTTTGAATAATGTGCCCAATCATATGTTGATATAACAGGCATTCCTGTTGCTAGGGCTTGAAGTGGGATAAAACCAAAACCTTCTCCATAGCTAGGATATATTAAAACATCATGATCATGATAAAGTTTAACTAACTCTTCATCTGTATATTCATCAAGGATTACTTTTACATTGTTATAAACTTCATTTGGTAAACCTAATATATTCTTTTCTATATAGTTATTATATACACGAGTTGTATTTTGTTTATATGCTTTTATAGTTAATTGATACTCTGGCTTATTCCCAAAAAGAAATCCAAATGCATCTACAACCATTTGTCCCGCTTTTCTTGGAGCAGGTTCTCCTAAATGTAGAAACTTAATTACTCCATCATCTTTTCTTTTCTTTGGTTTCCAAATATCTTCTATACCATGTGGATAAACTTTAACATCTTTGTATCCATTATCTTCAAACACATTTGCACACCAATCAGATGTTGTCCATATCTCGTCAACTAAAGATAGATTTGATTTCCATACTTCTGGTATAACAGTAGATTCCCATGGAGTATAACTAATTTGATACTGATTACGATGCATCTTAAAATGATTAGGCTGAGAAAAATTAATTTGAACAGGAGCTTTAGGATATTGAAATGGAACTTCATGTCCCAAACTCTGCAAAGATTTAACTATATTATAGCCTGCATAGCCATAGCCATTAGAGGTTTTTAGATTAACTCTTGGTGTTGAAAAGGATATTTGCATCTTTTTTTTCTGGTTGACTGACTTGACAGTAATTTACTGACAATGCTATTATTATAGTTCGTTATCTCTATAGGAGGAAATGCCAATGGAGAATATCAAACAGCGATTGAGTGATGTTGCTCATAACTGGACCGCTATAGGAATGATAACATTATTTCTATTTGGTGTCCAGCCTGAAACATTACCAGCCGCACAGGCTCTGATTGTAAAACCAGAGACTAAAACAGAAGCACAACTGAAAAAAGAAACGCTGGAAAAATTCAGCAACACTGTATATAAACCTTCAGAAATGTTGTCTGATACAGAATTAAAAAAACTGTTGAAGTCAGTAGGATTTGAAGGAACGGCTTTGAAAAAAGCTTGGGCCATTGCCAAAGCGGAGTCTAATGGACGCCCTTTGGCATATAATGGAAACAGGAATACTGGAGACAGTTCCTACGGAATTTTTCAGATTAACATGTTGGGACAACTCGGCATTGATCGTAAAGAGAAATTCGAATTAAAGTCAAACATACTATTGTTTGACCCAGTAATAAACGCAGAGATAACGTACTACATGACCCAAGGCGGCACTGATTGGAGTTCATGGTCATCCCACAGAAATGGGGCGATTGAAAAGTGGTTAGGTAAGTTTCCTAATTAAAGAAATGGAGAGTCGATGAAGGTACAGACAGTATCTAAATATTTGACTCTAGCAGCAGAGGGCCTTGTGCAGAAAATGGATTGTCCATTATGCCAAGGCCTTCTGATGCCTAACCAAGATAACAATGATATAATTTATGTGTACTGCCTATCATGCCAGTATAAGAAAAACATTGGACTTGTCGAATATGAAAGAATTGAAAAAGCCGTCAGAGCAAATTGAAACAGACGGCGGAACAATAAAAGAAACCGATGCAATGGGTAGAGAAAAATTCTGGGAAGATCTAGGCAGACCTAATGACTGAAAATACAGAGCCTCAAAATCTAGAAGATAATTTAGAAATGGTTAATTATATTATGCTACATAGAATATATGACCTATTAACATTGATTTCAAATAAACTGGTTGGACCAGAAGACACATCTAAAATGATTCAGTATCATGATCAAGGATACTTACTAGGACCATCACCTTCATATACCCCAGATAATTCTCAAGAAAACAGTTGACTTAAAAAAAATATTATGTGATACTTAGTATTGTACGGGTTGTAGCATCCCACCAACTTTTGCTCCCCGTGCTTACGCTTCGGCGTAGCAAGTCCCAATCGGATCCGCCTCTGGTTGGGATTTGTCCTTTTTAGCGGTATAATAAGAGAATGCCAGTAAAGCACAATATATTGACTATAGGACCTACTCAGACGCATATGACAAATTGGAATATCTTGCGCTCTGAATCATCTATTATTATAAAAAATATATCTTTTAATAACGTATATCTTGGAGCTACTGGAGTTACTACAAGCAATTACGGATTCAGACTTTTACCAGAACAAACTCTAAGTATAACACTTGGGCCATATGATGAACTATATGGCATAACAGATTCTTCGGCGG